ACTTTTTACAAAACCAAAACTATATGCAAAGATAAGCAATAGAAATAAAAAGAGACACCAATTTATGATTAATCGTTTCTTTGCTATAAAATACCCTGCAAATGCTCAATTATTTAACATCAATGGAATAAATGGAAGTGCTGTTGTTGATAGTTGGTCAAGCGTTGCTAGTCGCTTTAATGCTGTTCCTGGTTGGATTTACACAAGAACAAAAAAGGCAAAGAAGGTTGCTAAAAAGAAAAATGAATACATACCTAAAGATGCAACAGTTAAGATGTTTATGCATAATAATGAAATAGGAAATAGAGAGTTTTCTGAACTTGAACACTTTGCGAAAGAAGAATTATATTCTTCGTTAAAGAAATTAGAGGACTCAATGGAAATGTATTAAATGGGAAGCTTAAACGTAAATCACGTACCGACAATAATCGACACGACATTCTATAGATATAACTATATTGAATACAAGATGTGGGCTCAGATTAGAAATCAATTGGACTATAAAGAGATGGGGGATAATTCTATTATTATTTCTGCTTCACAGTTAAGAACTTTTATTTCAACTAATTATTCTAGTGAAATTAATAAAGTAAACTCTTACGGCTTTCATGTACCTCGAAAAGACGCAACAGCAATATACTTCATGCATAGAGTGGCATCAGAAATGATTAACTTAAAGTATTTGAAAATAACACTAGATTCAGATAAATCGTTTACTAGAGTTATTGAAGATGATGAAGAACAAACTATAAAATACGACTTTGCAATATTAAAGGCTAGATTAGACCTTTCTGATATATTTATAAATCCAGAATTACAGGTTTTGAACTCAGTATTGGAGAGTATTGGGCTACTTTCTTCTGGAATTCCATATTCAAGTCATTCAACAGATTTAATATTTACAAGACTCACTGCATTTTTAGATTCTTCTGAAGATGAACTTTCTCTTGAAAGCCAGCTAGCAAACGCATTATTAGACGCAATAGATGTTTCATTAGACAAGGAGAATCCAATGATACTACTTATTACAGATTACATATAAAAATCTAATATATAGTTAAAATAAGACTATATTAAATGCCAGACTGTCAGCCAAGAGGATCCACTCCCTCGCAAACATTAAGATTCTTTTTAGGACCATATAATTCTGCAGAGATAAGTGCTTTTTCTTCAATTGCTTTTTTATCGGGTAGATGTACTTTACGTAGTTTAGGCGGCCATCCAGTAAAGGCTGAAAGAAGCAGACATACTGTAGGTACTTCTATTCTTAAATTCGCTGATATGAACACTGGAGTAGGTGGATTTCTTCTGTATAGGAGAGGTGATTTCATTATAATGAACGATCTTTTATGGAGAATAACAGAAATCTATGGTCCAAGCGATATTGCGTTATCAGATCCTACATCATATTGGCCAACACAGTCAGCAACCGGAGAAATTTCGAATACTGAGTTTTTCTTAGATTTTTTACCAGAAAGAGGATTAGATCCAACAGAGCTTAAACTTGATGGATATACATATAATTACACTATTACAAACGAGGGAAAAAGACCTACATCAGGTTTACTTGAATTTACCATTGACTCAGAAGGTATACCATTTATAAAATCCATACCAGATGATACGGAAGAAATATTTTATCTGCAGGTTAATAGTACCGCTCCTTCTGAATTCCAAGCTGCTACATCGCCGGGAAGTAACGCTACGACAGTATCATATCATATAGGTCAAAAGGTAACCACAGTAGCCAGGGTTCAAGCTGTTGCGGCACCTGTAATTACATACGCACCTGCACCTGCACCATCTTCAGAAAGTGGTACCGGTACTGGTTCAAGCGAGGTTGTAGAAAATGCATTACCAGCTGGATGTGTAGGTCTTGGATGCGATGATCCTTTCGGTTTAACAGGAGCTGCAGACATTGAACCGGATTGCAGCTCAATTAATTTATTTAATCCGTATGCTCAAAACAAGTCTGGCAATTTATACAAACAGCTTAACAATATAGTAAGCGATATATTTGGGCATACTGTTAATTATTTTAGAACTACAGCAGACCTTGCAACTAAAGACGTTACTTTGATGGAGTATTCACTTCATAAAGTTGCGGCTAATGAAAACATAAAGATATTAGTACCAGATAATGAATTTCCTGAAGAGGCAAACACCTTCGATATTTTTGGTATGGAGTTTGCAGAATTCGAAGTTCATATTGTACATGAAAAATTTCAAGCAATTTTCGGTAATGGTGTTAGACCCCGTGTAAGAGATTATATGTTTATACCTATAATCAACAAAATGTATGAGGTAAATTCTGTTTCTATAGCTGATGAATTTAATTATGCTAGATCCTACTGGAGATTAAAATTGACTAAGTATCAAGATAGAACTTCTGTAACTAAAGATACGTTTGGACTAGAAACAGATAGTTTAATAACAGGAATTGAAGAAGTGTTTGGTGAAGAGATCCAAGATGAACAGAAAAAAGATTCAAATCCGGTACAGTTCCAGACTATTACTAAAGTATTGGAAGACGGTTCTAGGTCATACGTCGATTCAGGTTTGACTATAGTTGACGAAGCTATTGTAAATAACTTTACAACGATTTCGCATAATCATTACGACCTAAGCAAGGTAACTACAGGAGCAAGTGCTATTAGATATTCAGCAAAATCCAATATGATTATAAATGGACAGATTGCAGTAACTGCGTGGTTTAGACCAACTTTTGAAATAACAGACAATTTTGGTTATGATATTATTAGTGATAATATAGCTCAAGGTGGTTTTGATATTAAAATAAGTACATTAAAGTTATCCGTAATAATTAATGGCCAAGCAACTTCGTTTACACATAATACAAACCTAAGTAAGACTAAATGGTATGGTATAGGTGTAAATATTATGAATAATTCTGATAGCATTGAAGTAATACTATTTAGTCTATCAGTATCTGGTCATGTTACTTCTATGGTTCAAGAATTTACGCAAACCAAGCCGATGACAGGAGGTCAACAATATTGGGATGTTAATTCTCCATATGTTCTTAAGGGTGGTAAGTTAAATTTAACATGTCTTAGAATATTTGATAAAGCAATAGACACTACAGAGTTTAAGAATGTATTAAACCAATACGTAGTTAGAGATAATCAACACGCATTAGTTATTGATAATGCTATTCCATCATTAGGGTATCAGAAGTTCAAGAATGCTAGATAGCATAATTGAGATATATACTCTATAAACAAATTTATTTATGTCAGAACAGAAGAAAACAATTAAAGACCAAGCGGAGGATATAAGAAGAGATTTGGACAGTTTAATTGGAAATGATACAGAAACTATTGAAGAAATGGTAGTAACTGATCCAATGCTTCCATTAAAAGAGCGTGAAGTTTTACCATCTTTTAAGGAAATGAAAACATCATCTACCAAGAGCGCAAAGAAAACTATTTCTGCTCTTATGAAATTCTACCTAGACGAGGATATTATAGAACGTGATGAGTATATCCAAGCTAAGAAGACTATCGATGAGATGACAATGGCCTCTCTTGTTTACCAGTTAACTGCAGGTGAAAGAGCTCTAACAATTCTACTTGAAACTATAGAAGGTGGAGAGATTGCACCAAGAATGTTTGAGGTGCTTGCTACCCTTCAAAAATCAATGCTTGATATTATTAAGTCGCAGACAATGTATTTGATGGCTACTGAAGAATCTACAAAGAGAATTGCAAGAGATATTGAAATCTATAGAAAGAAGGATGATACCAGAACAATAGAAGAGGCTGGAGGAGATTCAAGTGACTCGAATACAATGAGAGGTTCTAAAGATTTAATGAGATTAATTAGAGATGGTATAAATACAGATGAGGTTGAAGATGTCGATTCAACCGATATTGAAGAAATAAAAGAATAATGTCAGATTTCGTAGGCGATAATAAATGGATTCCAAAAGAGGAATCAGATGCTTCAAGCGAAAGGCAGGTTTGGTCTACTAAAAGTATAAACGATTTAATGATTGCGCTTGATAAAGGTTATAAACCTCAAGTAAGGATGCCGTTTTATGAGGGTAAACAAATGCTTCGTAAAGGTAATATTGTTTTTGAATATACTGACAATGAAATCACTGAAATTGCAAAATGCGCTAAGGACATAATATATTTTGCAGAGAAATATGCTGTTGTAATGACAGATGAGGGTATTC